CTTCTTTGTGGCATAAGCGTGGTGATACTGGTCCTAGTCTTGCTGAACAGATGATTAGTAGAGGATGCAGATGGCGTCCATCAGATCGTTCTAAAGGTTCACGTGTAGCAGGTAAGAACGAAATACACCGTAGATTACAAGTAGACGAGTTTACAGAAGAACCCAGACTAGTTTTCTTTAACACTTGTACTAATATGGTAGCACAGTTACCAGCAATTCCGCTGGACAAAAAGAATCCAGAAGACATTGATACACATTCAGAAGATCACTTGTATGATGCGTTACGTTATGGTATAATGTCAAGACCACGATTTAGTATATTTGATTATGATCCAAACTCTACAAGATCAATGGGAATGCGTGTAGCAGATTCAACATTTGGCTATTAAGGAAAAATAAATGGCAGAAGATAGTGAAGTATTTATTGAGGATGATGCGATTATCCTTGAGGACACAGATAACTCAGTACAAGAAGACGCAGATACTTCTAAGATTATTCCATTTATTATGGAACGTTATCATCGTGCTGAAGACTACCGCCGACAAGATGAAGAACGTTGGCTACGTGCTTACCGTAACTATCGTGGTATATACGGACCAGAGGTACAATTTACAGAGGCAGAGAAGTCTCGTGTATTTATTAAAGTAACTAAGACAAAAACACTGGCTGCATATGGTCAGATTGTAGATGTACTATTTGCAAAGAATAGTTTTCCACTTACAGTTGATCCTACAGAACTTCCAGAAGGAGTTGTTGAGAATGTCAGTTTTGATCCTGCTGTTCCTAAAGAGTTACAAGAAGACCGAAGAAGTGATCCAGTATCACCTTACGGTTTTAAAGGTGACGGTAAAGAGATTCCTGCAGGAGCTACGGCAAAAACGTTAGAAGAGTTACTTAACCCTGAACTACGTGAAAAGCTAGAACCTATTGAAGGTATTAAAGAGGGTGCAGGTGCTACACCTACATCTGTTACATTTAGCCCCGCTATGATTGCGGCTAAAAAAATGCAGAAAAAAATTCAAGACCAGCTTGATGAATCGTCTGCGTCTAAACATTTACGTAGTACTGCATTTGAAATGGCTTTGTTTGGCACAGGTGTCATGAAAGGCCCATTTGCTGTAGACAAAGAGTATCCTAACTGGAATGATGAAACAGGTGAGTATGAACCTACGTTTAAAACTATTCCACAAGTATCTCATGTATCAGTATGGAACTTTTATCCAGACCCAGATGCAAACAATATGGATGAAGCACAGTACGCAATTGAACGTCACAAGTTGTCTCGTTCACAAATGCGTGGTTTAAAGAAACGTCCATATTTCCGTAGTCAAGTTATTGATGAAGCTATTATGCTTGGCGAAAACTACGACAAAGAATATTGGGAAGACGATCTATCTGATTATGCACCAGAGCATGGTATTGAACGTTTTGAAGTCCTAGAGTACTGGGGCATGGTAGACGTTGAAATGCTTATGGAACAAGGTGTAGATGTTCCACGTGAACTACAAGATACAGATGAATTACAAGCAAACGTTTGGATTTGTAACGGCAAACTATTGCGTATGGTACTTAACCCATTCAAACCTGCTCGTATTCCTTACATGGCAGCACCGTATGAACTAAACCCTTATTCATTTTTTGGTGTAGGTATTGCCGAAAACATGGACGATACGCAAACATTGATGAATGGTTTCATGCGAATGGCTGTTGACAATGCTGTATTATCTGGTAACCTTTTGATTGAGGTAGATGAAACTAACCTAGTCCCAGGCCAAGACCTATCAGTATACCCAGGCAAAGTATTTCGTAGACAAGGTGGTGCACCAGGACAAGCTATCTTTGGTACTAAGTTCCCAAATGTTGCAGGTGAGAACCTACAGTTATTTGATAAGGCACGAGTGCTTGCAGACGAATCTACTGGCTTTCCATCCTTTGCACACGGACAAACAGGTGTCATGGGCGTAGGCCGTACCGCTAGTGGTATTAGTATGTTAATGGGTGCGGCAAGTGGTACTATTAAGAATGTTATTAAAAACGTAGACGATTACTTACTTCGACCACTAGGTGAAGGACTGTTTCGTTTTAACATGCAGTTTGACTTTGATCCTGAGATTAAAGGTGACCTAGAAGTTAAAGCACGTGGCACAGAATCACTTATGGCTAATGAAGTACGTAGTCAGCGACTTATGCAATTCTTGCAAGTATCATCTAACCCTGCACTTGCACCGTTTGCTAAGTTTCAATACATTATTCGTGAGATTGCAAAGTCTCTTGATCTTGACCCCGAAAAAGTTACCAACAATATGAATGAAGCTGCGATTCAAGCTGAACTAATGAAACAGTTCCAGCAAGAGCAACAAGCACAACAAGGTGGTCCAGCAGGTGCAAACCCAATGGACACATCAGGAGCAGGTGGTGGAACTATAGGTGTAGGACAAGCACCGACACCACAAGAACAAGGATTTAGTGGTAATGCAGGACAAGGAGCACCTCAGCAAGCTCAAGGGACTGGTCAGCAACCAAGCCCAATGGTCTAAGTTTGAAGCTTACTTAGACATGATAATTAATCAACAGCATCGTGTCATGGAACAAACAAATGAAGTTGTTGCAATGCATAGAGCACAAGGTGCTATCTATCAGTTGCGTAGATTAAAACTATTACGTGACGAAGTATTAAAATCTCAGTAAGGAAATTACTATGGAAGAACAAATGGAACTCTTTGAAGACGGTGGCCTTCGTGATGAAGGTGGCATGGTAGATGAAGAATCAGGGAATGATGTTCCTAGTGGCAGCACTAAAAAAGAAGTGCGTGACGATATTCCTGCTATGTTAAGTGAGGGTGAGTTTGTTCTACCTGCTGATGTTGTTCGTTATCATGGACTAGAAAAGATTATGCAGCTTCGTGATGAAGCTAAGTTTGGCCTAAAGAAAATGGAAGCTATGGGTCAGATGGGTAACTCTGAAGAAGCTACATTAGATGATGACGTTCCATTTGGTCCCGCAGATTTACTTATTGTTGCAGGTGGGCCAGAAGATGAACCACGTGAAATGGCTGAGGGTGGAGTAGTACATGCGCAAGCAGGTACATTTGTGCAACCTGCAACAGGTATTATGGGTTATCAACCTTCTATTTATCAGGGACAACAAACCTCTACAACATACACACCCCCACCTAGTTCTGTAGCACCACCCACTCCTACACCTTCTCCTGCAGGTGGCTATGTTCCTAAGTTTGTAACTGAAGGTGCTACACCATTTGACGATGGTAGTCTTGCGCCCAAACCTGTAGCAACCCCTAGTACATCTGACACATCTGCAGTAAGTACAGCATCAACTGAAGATAAGTTTGTGCCTGAAGTACAGGACAAGTACACTACACTTAAATACATTAATAAAGAAACTGGTGAGATACGTGATTTTTATTTTTACAACGGTAGTCCAGTAACACCTATTCCTGATGGGTTTATTCCTTACGATGAATCTGTAGATGAGGTAGTTGATGATCTTGAATCAACAACAGTCGAAACTACACAAGTGCGTGAACGTGATGATGACCCATTTAAAGACTTACCTAAACCAGAAGCTGTAGATTATACTACGTTCACAAAAGACGAATTGATGAAAGCATTTGAAGACAACAATAATGCTAGATTGGCACTAACTGCTATGGGTGTAGTTAATCCTATGATTGCCTTGTTTGGTCGTTTTGCTACAGGGCAGCAACAAAAAAATATTCTTGCTGAAATGGAAGCAAGAGGAATTAAAACACCTGAAACAAAAGGCAATATAATAGACCGTATTAGTGACATGATTTCAGGTTTATTTGGGACAGATAAAGACGAAGTTAAAAAGGTTATTGAAAAAGGTGATGATGATGACTTTACACCAATTACTAGTTCTGGACCAAGTAAAAGAGGTCGTCCAACAAGATCATTAGACACGGGTCTTACTGATGACGATATGGGTTTACCTAGTGGTCCTGCTCCAATAGGTACTCTTCCTTCAAGTACGTATGATGCAATTCCTTCTCCTGAAGAGATTGTAATGTCTCAACCTGTTTATAGTGGTGCTTTAGGGCCAGAAGACTTTGCTCCGTACCCAACAACTACTAGCACTAGTTCTGGGCCAAGTACTAGAGGTCGCCCCACAGCATCAACTAGTGGAACTAGTTCAGTAAGTTCAGGGCCAAGTACAAGAGGAAGGCCAACACGTTCAAACAATGACGATAAGCCTAGCTTTGCACCTGTTTCTACATCTTCCTCTAGTTCTTCTGCGGGTACACAATCTGCATCACAAAAGGCATCTACTGCTGCATCTACAGCAAAAGCAAAAGAAACTTTAACTAGTGGACAACGTGCAGGTAGTGCTGCATTAGATACTACGTATGGTATTTCAGGATTGAAGTCTGGTGGATTGGCTTCACGAAAAAAGAAAAAGAAATAAATTCACCAATTAGACTGGCCTACCCATCCCCCTACCAACAGGCTACGGTGGCCCCAGCAAGGAAGACAAAATGTCAGATACAATTATGGCTGAAGAAATGCAGCCTCAAAAGAAAGTAGCTTTTGCTAATCGTAAATATACAAACGAAGAACGATTAAAAAAAGAAGAAGAAGAACTAGAACAGCTTATGGCTGAACAAAAAGGTGAAGCAGTTCAAGAAGAATCTAAAGAAGCTGAACCTGCTAATGCTGAGGAAAAAAGTTTTAAGAAACGTTATGGTGACCTACGCCGACACCAACAACAAAAAGAAAAAGAATATGAAGATCGTATCAAAGCTCTTGAAACACAATTAACTCAGGCAACTAATAGTGAGATTAAACTACCAAAGTCTGATGAAGACATTGAAGCTTGGACAACCAAGTATCCAGATGTAGCTGCTATCGTTGAAACTATTGCAATCAAAAAAGCAAAAGAACAATCACAAGGTCTTGAAGATCGTGTAAAAGAAATCGACGAGATGAAAGCCAATGCAGCACGTGAGAAAGCAGAAGTAGAATTGCTAAAGCTGCATCCAGATTTTGGTACTATTCGTGACAGTGATGACTTTCATGAGTGGGCAGAAGAACAACCTAAGTGGGTTCAAGATGCTCTTTATGAAAATGATGCAGATGCACGTTCTGCTGCACGAGCAATTGATTTGTATAAAGCAGACCGTAATATTACAACTAAAAAGTCTGCTTCATCAAAAGATGCTGCACGTTCTGTGGGTACACGGAATGAACGTAGTAAGCCTCAATCCGATACTATGGGAAATGCTATTCGGGAATCTGAGGTACAGAAAATGTCTCCACAAGAATACGAACGTAATGCGGATAACATTATGGAAGCTATTCGTACTGGAAACTTTATTTACGATTTATCTGGTTCAGCTAGGTAAAAAGTATTGACATTATAGTTATTTATGATATAACTATATGTATCATACATTAGTATAGCCCCATAAGGTTACCTATTCTATTGTATATTCCCCCGCAAAACAACAGACCTTACGGACTTACCTAATACGTATGGCCCGTAGTTGTAGCACAAAGGCCAAGTGTTATATTCTACGCACCCATAAACGATTAGCCTCCATTATAGTACTCTGTGTGTTTAGCATCTGTTTATGCTAAAGGAGATAATGTTATGGCATTTTCAACAGCATCAGGTTACGGCAACCTGCCCAATGGCAATTTTTCGCCCGTAATCTATTCCAAACAGGTGCAACTTGCATTCCGCAAGGCATCTGTTGTTGAAGCAGTGACAAACTCAGATTATTTTGGTGAGATCGCAAACATGGGCGATTCAGTTAAAATCATCAAAGAACCTGAGATCACTGTTAAAGCTTATGATCGTGGTACTACAATCACGCCACAAGATTTGGACGATGAGGATTTCTCATTGACCATTGACAAAGCAAACTATTTTGCTTTCAAGGTAGACGATATTGAAGAGGCTCACAGCCACGTCAATTTCCAAAGCCTTGCATCTGACCGTGCGGCATATCGCCTAGCGGATCAGTTTGACCAAGACGTTCTTGGTTATCTGTCAGGTTATAAACAATCTGCAATTCACGGCAACCCAGACACAGTTAACACAACTGTAAACGGTTCTAAAGCTGTATCAACTGCAGGTTCTGACGAACTGCTTTCCTCAATGAAGTTGGATGCTTCTGACTTTAACGCAGGTACAGCATCGCAATCTATTGCATTGCTACCACGTACTGGTGGTGCAACAGCTACACCTTCAACAGCAGGTGAAGCAAACCCATTGCAAATGATTGCACGTATGGCTCGTAAACTAGACCAACAGAATGTTGATACATCTGGACGGTGGCTTGTAGTTGACCCAGTATTCATGGAAATTCTACGTGACGAAGATTCACGTCTTCTAAACGCAGATTTTGGTGAGTCAGGTGGACTTCGCAACGGTCTTGTGTTGAACAACCTACATGGTTTCCGTGTTTACGTTTCAAACAACCTACCATCAATTGGTTCTGGTCCTGCAACAAACGCAGCGTCAAACGCAACTAACTACGGTGTTATCGTAGGTGGTCATGACTCAGCCGTTGCAACTGCAGAGCAGATCAATAAGACAGAAACATATCGTGACCCTGACTCATTTGCAGACATTGTTCGTGGTATGCATCTATACGGTCGCAAAATCCTACGCCCAGAAGCGTTGGTTAATGCGCTATACAACTTGCGCTAATAGGGAGGGATAAACAATGGCTACAGTTACTTCTTTATCCGCTGCCGCACACGGTTCAAGTGCACGTGGACGTTCTCCATATATGGTAGAGCAAGAAATTGATCTTGCTGCTGCTGCAACTGCAAAGGGTTCTGCCCTAGCTGCTGCTGATATTATTCAAGCAATTACTGTTGGTGCAAACACAATGGTAATGGCTGCAGGTATGGAATGTACTACAGCACCTTCAGGTGGTACAGGTACAGTTCTTGATCTTGGTATCACAGGTGGTGACGTTGATGCGTTTGTTGATGGTTTTGCTTTTGACTCTGCTTCTGCAGGTGATTATGCAACACTAGCAAACACTGCAACTCCAATCTTGGTCACAACATCAGACACAGTTGATGTATTGATCCAAGCTGCTACAACAGTATCTACCGCAGGTAAGGTACGTGTATGGGCAGTATTGATGGATGTTGATGGACTTGGCGAAATGTCTGCCGATGAAGTCACACGTGATGCACTAGCATAATAAAAACACTTTAAGGGGCTGGGCAACTGGCCCCTTTAGGCTAGTATAAAGGCTTATAAAATGGCAACTACTTACGTTACGCTTGTTAATGATACATTAAGACGATTAAATGAAGTCACACTAGATACTGCTGGTGATGGTTTTGATACTGTACGTAATGTCCAAGGACTTGCAAAAGATGCAGTAAATAATAGTATTCGTCTTATATTACAAGACGGACAAGAGTGGCCTTTTTTAAAAACAACATATACCCAAACATTAACTACAGCACAACGCACGTATGATTTTCCATCAGACATGGGTACTGTAGATTGGGATTCGTTTTTTCTAAAAAAGACTACTGGATTAGATAATACCCCTAGACATTTAAATACATTAACGTATAATGATTACTTACAGAATTATCGTACACAAGATGATGAAGGTGATCAAGTAAACGGAATTGGTAAACCTATTTATGTTTATCAAACATTAGAAGAAAAGTTTGGCGTTACTCCCATAACAAATGCAGCTTATGAAGTTGAGTATGTATACTTTTCATTTCCTGATGACTTAGTTTTATATACAGATACTATGGTAATACCTGATCGTTTTAAACATGTAGTTATTGATGGTGCTATTATGTTTATTATGCGTTTCCGTAGTAATGAACAGAGTGCAGCTATGCACCAAAGAAATTTTGAAGAAGGTATAAAATCAATGCGGCGTATTCTAATGGATGATAACTTATACGTTCGTTCAACTGTAATACAACGTCCTGCATCTAGTACTTTTAACAGTGTGATCTAATGGCTGATAACTTAGCTTCCTTTAAAGTATTCTGCCAAGGCGGTCTAAACACTAGTCGTGACGTGTTGTCACAAGGTGAGACACAACCAGGATCAGCAGTTGCTTTGATCAACTACGAACCTGCTGTTACAGGTGGTTACAGAAAGATCAACGGTTTTAGTAACGACTATGGTACAGTTACAGGCACAGGTAATGTATTAGGTGTTTGCGTAGCTAACGGTATTAATGATGGTATCTTAGCTTGCCGTACACCTTCTAGTGGCAACAATTACCTACACTACTGGGATACAGCTACATCAGCTTGGGTTGCAGTAACTACTTCTGGTTCACCTACAATGTCAGGTGTGACAAAGGTACGATTTAGTAAGTACAACTGGGGTAGCCCTAAAGTAATTCTTACAGACGGTATTAACCCTGCAGCTACGTATGATGGTACAACTTACACGCAGATTACACACGCAGATGCACCCAGCGCACCTAGATTGTCACACGTATTTAAGAACCATATGTTCCTAGCAGGTGATCCTAGTGAAGACACGAATCTTTATTTTAGTGCACCTTACGATGAGACTAGCTTTGCTGCTGCTGATGGTGCTGGTGTTATTAACGTAGGCTTTCCTGTTGTAGCTATCAAGTCTTTCCGTGATATACTATACATTTTTGGTAGTAATAACATTCGTAAGCTTGTTGGTGACAACATCTCTAACTTTGTACTACAAGAAGTTACAGATGACCTTGGATGCCTAGCTACAGATAGTGTTATTGAGATCGGTGGTGACCTACTTTTCTTATCACAAGATGGTCTACGTCCTGTTAGTGGTACAGATAAGATTGGTGACGTTAACCTAGAGACAGTATCAAAAGACATTCAGTCTATCTTTACTGATGTTGTATTTGACATTGATCTTGAAAGTCTCAATGCTGTAGTTATACGACAGAAGACACAGTTCCGTTATTTCTTTGGTGCAGCAGACTCTCAAGGTGTTATTGGTGGCTTCAGACAGACTCCTAATGGATTGCAGTTTGAGTATAGCCAGATGCTAGGTATCACAGCTACTTGTTCTGACAGTGGCTATATAGGTCAAAACGAGTTTGTTATTCACGGTGACAGTAACGGTAAAGTTCATCGTCAAGAACAAGGTAATGACTTTGATGGCACAGACATCTTTAGTCTATTCCAGACACCGTTCTTCCATATGCAAGACCCAGAGCAACGTAAGGTGTTCTACACAGTAGCTACATATCTGCGTTCTGAAGGTGATAATCAGATTGTTATGTCTGCTTTGTATGACTATGAAGATGTAGACACACTAAGCCCAACAAACTTTACTTTAACAACTACAGGTGCTGCGGCTTACTATAACGAAGCACTATATGATAGTACAGCAATCTTTGACGGTAACCCTGCTCCTGTTAAAAGAACAAACATTTCAGGTTCAGGTAAGTCAGCATCTTTTAAATTCGTAACTAATGATTCCAATGCGTCACATAGTATTCAGGGTCTAGTGATTACATTCGGAGTAGGAGACAGGTTATAAAATGGCAGGTTATTCAAGACAGTCCGTAGCTGACATTATCGCTAATGCGGTTATTAAAGCTGCACCAGTAAACGCAGAGTATAATGCAATACGTGATGCCTTTGCTTTTGCTACAGGACACAAACACGATGGTAGCTCTACTGAAGGTGCTTATGTACCTTTGATTGCTGACACAGATGCACTAAACAAAGTTGTAGTAGATACAGCAAACAATCGTATTAGTTTCTACAATGAAGTTTCTTCTGCTGCAGTAGAACAACTCCGTATCCAAGATGGTGCTATTGTTCCTGTAACAGATGATGATGTAGACCTTGGTGCTGTAGGTGCTGAGTTCAAAGACTTGTACATTGATGGTATTGGTTACCTTGATTCTGTCGTAATTACAGGCGGCACTATTGATAATACAGTTATAGGTGGCACTACTCCCGCTGCTGCAGACTTTACTACGATGGATACTACAGGTAATGCTACTGTTGGTGGTACTCTTGGTGTCACAGGTACATCTACCTTTACTGGTGCTATGTCGGCAGGTAGCTTAACTACAACAGGCAACTCTACTCACGCTACGGTAGACATCAACGGGGGTGCTATTGATGGTACTACTATTGGTGCTTCTAGTGCTGCTGCAGGTAGCTTTACTACTGTATCGACATCTGGACAAGCTACGCTGGCGAGTGCTGATATTGATGGAGGTACTATTGACGGTGCTGTTATTGGTGGATCAACTGCACAAGCTATAACAGGTACAACTATCACTGCTAACACAGGCTTTACAGGTGCTTTAACTGGTAATGTAACGGGTAATGTGACAGGCAATGTTACTGGTAACGTAACTGGTGATATTACAGGTGATGTAACTGGTAATGTTACGGCTGCTAGTGGCTCCTCTACATTTAACAATATGACAATTAATGGAACACTAGATGTTA